GTAGAAGGAAGTTTTTAATGGAAAAAATAGTAACACATCCTTTATATATAAGATGTAAAAAAGTTATAGAATCTTGCCAAACCCTACAACAATTTGAAGTTGCGCTCAAATATTGGTCTTTAGCGCAAAGAATAACAGAACCTAATTTGCTTATTTGTGACATTGATGATTGGAGAGAACACGCTGAAATTTGGGAAAACATGCTGAAAGGAATCTGAATGGAATTCGACGAAATTAAAAAAGAATATTATAAAGTTCTGAATGAATTGGCAAACTGTAGTGGAAGAACTATAGAAGAAATTGATGTTGAAATTTCGGAAGCCTTAGAAGAATGTAAAAACGTAGATGATATTATGGTCAGGGCATCGGAGATATTTGATGAGTAGCATTGGAATTGGGATACTAAAATCAGTTATAGCGCAAAATTTGCCGTTTTCTGAAATAGTGGAACATGGTATAGACGAAACTTTTTTAGACGGAGACGAAAAGGATGCTTATAACTTTGTAAAACAATTTAAATATAAACATAACCAATATCCAAATTTAAAAACTATTGAAGCCGAAGTTCCTGGAATTTCTTTTACAGCATTGCCGGAAGAACCTGTAGAATATTGGGCTACAGAAATAAAGGAAAGGAAGAAATTTTGGCTTATCTCTTCACTTAATGGCCAAATAACGGAATACCTTAGAAAAAATAATATACCAGATGCCGTATCAGAATTCAAAAAGGTAAATGATGCTTTATTACGCATTAATCAAGAATTTTCTGTAGAAGATATTGCCAAAATTCAAGAAGATGTTTTGGATCGGCATGATAAAGTTCAACGAACTCCTGGAATTTCGGGTATTCCTTTTGGGCATCCTTTATTAGATAATTTGACATATGGCCAACAAGGGGGGGATTTTAATGTATTAATTGGACAAACAGGATCTTGTAAATCATATTTCAGCATTAGTTGTGCAAAATCGGCGTATAATGCCGGTAAAAATGTGATGGTGATAAGCCCTGAAATGCCAGCAGAACAAATTGCAAGAAGGGTATTAGCAATTCAAATGGGGCTGGCGGACGAAGATATAAGAAAAGGCAAATTATCAATGTATGCGGTACAAAAAGCCCGAAAAATAATTAATGAACCTATTTCTATAGAGGGGGAAGAACAAAAAAACTGGTTTAAAATTTTACCAAGTGGTATGTATACTGATGTAAATAATATAGTATCAGTAGCCTCGGAGTACAAACCTGATTTGCTTGTTATAGATGGGTTTTATATGCTCAGCAATAAACATATTCGAACAAGTGCTGGGTGGCAGGAAGATGAATCTGTTATCTATACATTAAAGAATTTTGCTTTGCATTCTTTGATCCCAATATTAGGGGTAACTCAGTATAACAGAAATAAACCCGGAAAATTAGAAGGTGCAAAAGGAAGTCAGGCCGTAGAACATACAGCTTCTAATTATCTTAGTCTCGAATTTGAAACTCCTTCGGACAGGGAATCGAGGCAACCCATACAAACCAGAGTATTAAAGATTTTAAAAAGCAGGGACGGAGATTCGGGCATTTTCAAATACGAATTTGATTTCCGTAAGACAACAATAACAGAATTAAATATGACATCTGGCAAAGAAAATTTAGATGTTGATGATGAATATGTCTGCACATTATAGGGAACATTATGTTTGAAGATATTTTAAAAGCAATGGATGAGATAGAAGACATTAAACCTTTATCGGATTCCCAGGAAATAAACGGAAGATACATCTACCCAGATAGGTGGAATTTATTAAAAAGAAAATTGGCAAATGAAAACTTAGGAGATTATTGTGGAAAAGAAATTCATAAAATTCCTAACAAAAAATAACGCCTATAGGCAGTTCATGTACAATTTGGCGTATTGTCCTTCAGGTGTCATGTCCTGGACATTATATAAGGATACAACTCCAGAAATAGATTGGATCTTATGTGCTTTTGATTTTGAACAATCAAAAGAAGGGCATGAATTTTGGTTTGATCTTGCCGTAAAATGGCATAATCTAATAGATTGATCTTTAAGTACATTTAGTTTTCCTATAAAACCCGGTTATTAAGTTAACCGGGTTTTTCTATTTCCCCATATCCCATCCAAATCATCAAAAATTCTTAACAAATTCCAAAAAAACATCAATTTTTTTTAATTAAGGCTTGACAAGAATTCCCCCAATGGTGATTATATATCACAAACATATCAATAAATCTTGATATCAATATATATTGATATCTATGCATATATAAGGATAGCATCTTATGCTCCCCAAACCAAAAGAGAATGAAACACAATCTGAATTTGTGGCAAGAGCCATAGACAGTCCTTCTATTAAAAATGAATTCAAAACAAATGCACAAAGAATTTCTGTAGCATCTACTTTATGGGAAAATGCGGATAAGAAAGAAGAAGAAACTTCAGGGCATTTTGTAAAAATAACTAAGACGGACAAAATCCACAAAATTGTTAAAGGTGTGGTGTACACTGCCGGGGATGTTGACACTGATGGCGAAACCCTTTCTAAAGAAGATGTCCAAAAGATTTGTTGGAATTTCTTAGCGCAACGGAAAGAAAAGAATATTGATGTTCAACATGATTGGCAACAATCTGGTTGCTATGTAGTTGAATCTTATTTCACTGAAAAAGATGACCCCGATTTTCCAGCTTATTCTTGGGTGATGGCTACCAAATGTACAGATGAAATTTTTGAAAAAGTGGAAAACGGAGAACTTAATGGATTTTCTTTTGGAGGGTATTCCGAAAAATTTGTGCAACGAGTTATGCTCGAAGTTGCAAAACAAATTATGGGGGAAACCAATGAAAACCTGAATAAAGATGTAATTCCACCCCACAAACATAATTTTATCCTGTGGTATGATAATGAGGGCACCCTGGTTAAAGGCTTAACTGACACGGTTAACGGGCATTCCCATACTATTACATATGGCACGGCTACAGATGTTGCCGTATCTCATAGTCACGGAGTGGATATTACGGAATCTTAGTCAGGTATCACAATTGAGGATTAAAATATGGCTAAAGTAAAGAGTATCATAACAGAGGCAGACGTTACGTTCTTAAAGGATGTGGATGTGGAATATGTGTCGCTCGTAGGACATGCCGCAAATCGTCAGCCATTCAAAATTATCAAAGGCGAAGTTAGAGGAGATAAAGTTATGCGGAAACAAACTATCTATAATGTCCTTATAAAAAAGGGCGTTACAGAAGAAAAACTTCAGGAGCTTGCGAATGAACACAAGTTTTCTGTAGACCAGAAGGACGAAACAGCCCTCGAAGGGTATGACGTTTATAATCAAATTGAAGAAGATGAAATTGACCCCGATACTAAAAAAATGGCGGCAATCACTGATGATGTGTATGCAATTGTGGCCGACCTAAAAGAGGAATCTAAAGTAGACGGGATAGAAAAAGAAGAACTCGAATATGAAACAATGGAAAAAGTTGCGGATTCTCTTTTCGCAATGATGGATATTGTTCTCGGAACTATGCGGCAGCCGGATGCGGAAAACCGCAAAGAAATGATTACATCTGCTGTAACAAATTTTTCTAATTATGTAGATGCTGCCCTTTCTACTATGAAAAAAGAAGATGTCTTAGAAGATTTTGAAATTAAAAGTGAAATCATTAAAGAATACTTTTCAAAAGAAAATGAAGAAGAAATTGATTTCGATACCTTTACCCAAGAAATCGAAGCAACCTTGAAAACTAAATTTGAAACTTTATTTGAAGAAAAACTTACTGAAGTTAAAGGTGAAATTTCTGAAATCAAAGATAATCTTAATACTTCTTTAAATGAACAGTTTGAACTTTACACAAAAAAAGAAGATGTAGAAAAAGAAATGGCTACAGTTAAGACTGAACTCAAAGATCTCAAAAATACTACCAAAAAAAGAAATAGTGAGATCAATGAGGAAGTTTCTAAGCCCAAAAATACAATTAAACGGGAATCTAAGCCCGGACAATTTAAAACATTTGTTTAACATAGGAGATTTAATAGAATGACCGATTCTCGAAAAATTATTGAAAAAGCGGATCTTGCTGTAAGCCAGATGATATCTGATGGTGGGTATCTCAATGAAGAGCAGAGTGATACGTTCTATCGCACCCTTATTGATGAACCTACTCTTATTAGCAGAGTTAGGACTGTTCAGATGAATAGCCCTAAAATGAATATTGATTCCATCGGATTTGGTTCTCGTATTCTTCGCGCAGCTCCTTCTTCTGGAACTGCCTTAGCATCTGATGAAAGAGTTCGTCCTGCTTTTGGTCAGGTGCAACTCGATACCGAAGAAGTTATTGCTGAAGTGCATATTCCATATGATGCCCTCGAAGATTCTATCGAAAGAGGCAATTTGGAAAATACCATTATGCAGATGTTGACTGGTCGGGTTAGTCTCGATCTGGAAGAACTTCTGATTAATGGTGATACTTCTTCTGCGGATTCTTATCTTGCATTGTTTGATGGTGCCTTGGCTCTTGCTGGACATACAGTAGATGGTTCTTCCTTTACTGCTATTAATAAAGATGTGTTCAAACCGGCACTCCAGGAAATGCCCACTCAATATCTGCGCAATCTTGCATCCATGAATTTTATGATGTCTTGGCATAATGTAATTGAATATAGGGATGCACTTGCCGGACGTGAAACTGGTACTGGTGATGATTTTTATCTAAATCGTCCTACTGTGTATGCGTTTGGGGTTCCCATTGCGCCTGCCGCTCTTATGCCTAACGATGAAGTTCTTTTTACTTATCCCCAGAATCTTATTTTTGGTATTCAGCGTGATATTATGATTGAAACGGATAAAGATATTCGTGCTCGTAATCTCATCGTCGTACTTACTATGAGAATTGCAATTCAAGCTGAAGAGCAAAATAGCATTGTAAAAGTTGACAGCATTTCTGTCTAAAAAATAAAGCCCCTTGAAACATAGGGGCATTTTATAAGGAGAATTAAAGAATGAAGAATTATATGGACCAGCTTAGACTTGCCGTAGTTGCCGGAACAGGTGATTACAGTGATTCGAAAACCTTGGATGCTGTCAGTGATCTTAAAATGATCAAAGGCAAGCTTTACGATACTTCCAGTTCAGCAGATGCTTTTTCATCCCTATCCGCAGGCAGTGTAGTGCGTATGACTGGATGGGATGACTCTTCTATGAACGGTATTTTTAAAATTGTAGAAGTAGAAAGTTCCGGGGAATGGGTTACTTTTGATACCCCTCTTGATGATGTTTTGGAAGACGATGTTCCTACTGCGGGAATCACTATGTACAATACTCCGATATCCATGACTGTTACAGGGGTAACGGAAAAGGGTGCGAAGGTATTGTATGCTTTGAATTTGACAGATCCTTCCGTAGCTGGGGCAGAATATTTTAAAGTAACAGCGGATAATACAGTATCTTCTTTTGCTGATTTTGATCAGGCTACTGATTCAGAAGAAATTCTCGTATTTTGGGCGGATGTTTCCGAAGGCTAATATATGCAATGCAGGGGGGATTTTTATCCCCCTCATAGGACTATTTAAATGGATTTAATTGTTACTCCCGCATATCATAAATCTAATAGTTATGGAACTGTAGCCCAGGCAGATGCTTATTTTGCGTCGTATTCTCGGTTAAGTGGTTCCGATACTTGGGGTGTGCTTTCAGCCAATGAAAAGAAGTACGCTTTAATCATTGCGGCCAAAATATTAAATACATTTAAATTTAGAGGGGAAAAATGCAACAAACAGCAAAAATTAGCATTCCCCCGGATTCCTGCCCAAAATCTAAATAATTATAGTCCTTTAAATTCTTTTTACGATATAGAATATGAAACTATAGTTGAAGATACTGAATTTAATGTAAGTGATAATAAATTTATATCTACCAGTACAAGTGCTGATGATTTTTATGATTATATAGATGATAAAGATATACAAATAGGGCAATTAATTAAGGTAATTAGAAACACTACAGATTATCTTACTATAGTTGATATGGATGTTGACGGGGAATGGATACAAGTTAAAGAGGACATAGAAGAAGAAACTGATTTATCTACATCTATTTATGCTGCTGATTTATTTGGATTTCCAGATGATGTAATGTATGCCCAATTTGAACTTGCTTACCAGGTAGTAGATACCAAATTATTTCAAGGCACTGTAGGGAAAGAAGCAGAAAAGCCTATAGCATCTTTTTATATAGCAGGTGCTATGCATGTAAAATATGCTTCGGAAATGTTTAGAATTAATACTTTCGATAATTCAAGCCCTATTGATATTGTTTATTATTTATTAGGAGATTGGTTGGCAGGAATTAGAGGGGCTACTGTATGATAAATTTTGCCAGGATACAAGAAAAAGCCGATTCTATAATGGATAGTATACTTGATAGTGGCATAGAAACTACCATTACTTATAAAATGTTTGTGTCGAATACTTATAATGATTCTACAGGCATGAATGAATCAACGTACTCTGAATACGCTATTGATGCAATAAAAGTAGATGCTGCATTGCAGGCACAAATGGCTTCTTCTATGTTGGCCGGTGTTGGGTTTGGTTCTGGGGAAATACATTATCTTATTAAAGCAACAGACATGCCACGAACAAATATTTACAGCCCGGAAGTTTTAAAGGATTTCATATCTGATGCAGACGAAGAAAAACAAATAAAACTGGCCCAGCTTTTAATGAAAACTTTTGTAAAGTTACAAGTATGAAAAAATTTGCTGACCAAATTAAAGAATCTGTTGATAAATATAATCTTTTGATAACAAAAATTTTTAGAAATTCTTGTTATAACGTAGCCCAAGATATTGCAATGGATAGCCCAGTGTCTACTGGAAAACTTTTGGGGCAATGGGAACCAGCCAAAAATTCGGCCAGCAGCAATTCTTATTCTGGGGGGCAGACTGCATGGCAAAATGGATGGAAAGACGAAGGTATAGCAGAAATAAATAGAGAAATAGCATTATCTGATTTATTACCGAGAATAGAATATACAACCAACAATCTTTCAAAAACAGATACTTACTATTTTACTAATGACACGAAATATATAAAACAAGCAGAATATGATGGTTGGGAAAATACTGACGCATACCATATGAGAGCAAATGCCATACAGAATTGGCAATTAATCGTAAATAGTGCCGCTACGGAATTAGCCAAATGAGTAATTTATCTGACATACAACAAATTTTAAATTCAAGGCTTGCCACACTGCCTAATTTACCTTCTTGGGATAGAGAAAATTTATTTATAGATCCAGATGAAACTGAAATCTTTATTAGAAGTAAGCTAATCCCTGCCCAGACAAATTTTCCAAACATTGGGGAAAATGGATTTAAGGTAGAATCCGGCACATTTGAAGTACAAGTAAAGGCCGTCCGGCAGACCGGTTGGGGAATTTATTCTAATCTTGTAGATTCCATATTGGAACATTTTCCGAGAAACCTACGATTAACTAACGATGCTGATAGCGGTGAAACTGAAATAAAAATTATTATAACAAAAAGCTATCCTTTAGAGGGTTATTTTGATTCAAATGGCAGGTATTCAATACCCATCCATATAAGATACGAAACTTACATTTTAATTTAAGACAGGAGATATAACAATGGTAGATGTAGCAAGAGGGAGTCGCGTAGCAGTTACTTATGGTATGGAAGATACCTGGGGAGAACTGGATATCGCCGCTATCCTATATGAACTTCGTGTTACTGGTATTGGAGTAAGTCTTTCTAAAGATTCTTTTCAGTCCAATGAACTTAGAGCAGATAGACAGATTTCCGACCTTAGACACGGGATGTTTTCAGTGTCTGGGGATATTTCAGTAGAACTTTCTCACACTTCTTTTGATGATATTATAGAAAGTGCTATGTTTAGTGAATGGCAGTCAGACGACACTATTACAACCGGAACAACCATGAAGTCTTTCACCCTTCAGAAACATTTTTCTGATATTAACCAGTATCATGTTTTTACTGGGTGTGTGGTAAACTCTTGGTCGTTGAACGTAACCCCGAATGGTATTATTACTTCCACATTCAGTGTAATGGGCGACACAATGTCAACCGGGGCCGCTGCCTGGACGGGAAGCGCAACTGCAAAGTCGGCAAATTCTCCGTTCGATTCTTTTACGGGAACTCTTTCTGAAGGGGGCGGCGTAAACGCATTGGTAACGGGTATTGACCTTACCTTGGCAAATAACTTGTCTGCCCTTCAGGTTATTGGGAATGATCATGCTGTTGGTTTGGTAGATGGTCGCGCTAACATTACCGGCACCATGACTGCATATTTTGCAGATTCCACTCTACTTGATAAATTTATTAGTGAAGCTGAATCTTCGCTGGAATTTACCATCGGGGATGGAACTAATACAATGACATTTCTTATGCCCAGAATTAAATATTCCGGGGGGGATGTTCCAGTAAATGACGAAGGCCCTATTATTCTTAACATGCCGTTCCAGGCTCTGTATGATTCTGTGGATGGTTATTCACTACAAATTACAAGATCCTAATTAAACCCGGCCCTCTGAAATACGGGGGCCAAAAAATAATATAAGACGCAAAGGAGCGCAAAATGATTGATTTAGCAAAGCTGGATACCAATAAAGCATCTGAAGAAGGTGTTTGGTGTGACATTGAAAACCCTTCTACTGGGGAACAGACCGGAATTCGAATTAAGGTTCTCGGTATGGATTCCAAAGCCTATAAAAATCAGACACGAAAAGTTCAAGATAAAAACCTAAAAAAAGGTTTTAGAGGAATGAAGAACTTAAAGTCTGAAACTCTCGAAAATAATAGAATTGAATTGATTTGTGTATGTACTGTAGATTGGGAAAATGTACAGTATAATGCAGAAACTCTTGAATGTAATCCCGAAAATAAAAAATGGCTTTATAAAGAATATCCCTGGATCTTTGATCAAGTAGATGAATTTATTGGGGATAGAGGTAATTTTTTGGGGGAGTTCGAGAATTAATTTCTGAACTTATCGAGCAAGTTCTTAATATGGACATGCCCGATGATACGGGTACTTCTAAACGAGATTCGTTAATGCAGGTTCTAAATTCTGCCCCAGAAGATTCTGAAATGTATGAATCTGCATTATGTCAATTAGAAGAGTCTCCAGAAATACCTTTTTATCTTGAACATATTTGGGCTTGGTTTTGGCAAATACATCGAGGACGTTCTCATGGAATGGCCGGGCCAAACCCAATAACCTGGGAAAACATTTTAGCTTGGAGAGATTTATTAGAAATCCAAATTAGACCGATTGAAATTGAAATCATAAATGAAATGGATTCTATGTACTTGAAGTACATTTCTGATAGGCACAAGAAGAATAGGAAAGGTAAGAAGTAATGGCAGATTTAGCGCAATTAGGTATTGTAATAAATGTAAGTGATCAAAACGCAGCCCAAAAACTAAGTGCGCTATCTACTGCTGCGGACAACGCCGCCACTTCTGTCGATAAACTTGAAGATTCTTCTAAAAGAGCATCTGAAGCAGTTGGCAAAGTTGGGGGCAAAAAAGCCACTGATTCTCTTAAACAAACCCAAACAGCAACCGAAAAAGCACATAAATCATATTTAGACTTTTTAGGAGATGTAAATAAATTAAATGCTGCTTTTGGGGAAATAGGCAAAACACAAACAGGATTAAAAGAATTACAGAAAAACCTAAATACTGTAGGTGTGGCTGCCAAAAAAGCATACGATGATGGGGCTTTAGTCAAAGAAGGATTTAATGATATCGGTGTAGCTTCAGATAAACTTGCTTTGAGAATAAAAGAACAAAAAGTAGCATTAGAAGCTTTAAATAGCAAATATTACGATGCGCAAAAAACAGCGGCCAAAGATGCTGAATTAAAAAGAAAACAAATAGAAATGCTTAACATGCATAAACAAGCATTGATAGAAAACGCTGCTTTTGACAAAGAAAGAAACGCACAATATAAACGAGAACAAAAAAATATTGAAGCATTAAATAAATTCAAAGAAAAACAAATTCAATTGCAGAAAGAACTTGCAGCAGAATATTCTTACCACGATAGAGAAGCAAAAAAATATAACTCCCAGTTAAAAATTCAAAAAGAAGAATTAAGTAGGTTAGAAGAAGCGTTTAATAAAATTATTACTCGTGTTAAACAATTTGCCGCATTTATTGTAGCTGCCGCAGCAGTGCAAGCGTTTACCCAGGCAATCCGCACAACTATTGGAGTAATTGTAGATTTTGATCAAGCTTTAACAAGTTTGCAGGCCATAGCGGGAGCTACTGCAACAGAAGCATCTGTTATGGGAGAAACTATTAAACAGATTGCTGCTGATACTAAATTTTCTGCGCAAGAAGTTGCAGATGGTATGCAAACTATAGGGAAGGCCGGGTTTTCGGCGGGGGAAGCCTTGAAAATGATCCAAGATGTTTCTAACCTTGCCACCGGCGCTTTGGAAGATTTTAATAAAGTTTCTTCTTTAATCGTAACCGCAATTAGATCATTCGGGTTAGAAGTAGTTCAAACAACCGAAATAACCGATGTTTTTGCAAATGCCGTTACCGGATCTAAACTATCTACAGAAAGCTTAGTTACCGCATTTGGATATGTTGGTGCCGCAGGTGCTCAGGCGGGGCTCACACTGAACGAAGTTTCTGGAACATTGATGGTACTTGCCGATAATGGTATCAGAGCATCTACTATGGGTACAGCATTAAGAAAAACCCTACTAAGTATGATTGCACCAAATGAATCCCTTAAAAATGAATTGTATTCTGTAGGACTTTCCTTGGATGATATTAATCCAGGAATGGTGGGATACGAAGAAGCACTTAAAAATATTACTCCTTTAGTATGGGATTTTGAACAAGGTACTGTGGATATGGGGAAAGCCCAGGAATTTTTTGGAATTCGGGCATCCCAGGTAGCTGCTATTCTTGTGAAAGAAACTGCGCAGGGTGGGGGAATATCTAAAGCAATAAAGTCCACAGAAGAATTTGGCGCTGCACTTAGAATGGCCGAAAAACAACAGGAAGGTCTCGGAGTAAAGTTTAAAAACTTGGCAGATTCTGCAAAAAATGTAGCTTTAGCAGTCGGAGACGCGGGACTTACATCTGTGCTACATACTTTAGTCGATGCTTTGAAAGCCGTTGTATCCGGGACTGAAGCTGCTATTAATAAGTTCCCTATAGCACAATTTGTGGGATACGCTGCCGCTGCGGCAGGTGTTTCTGCCGCAATATATGGAATTTCATCCGCATTAAAAGCATTGGTTACTTCTTCTGCTGCTAAATTATTAATGGGGGGATTCTTAACAACTCCTTTTGGGCAGATTACTATTGCTGTTACGGCGGCGGCATCTATTTTAGCTTACCTGACCAATCAAATACAAGACACTGCGGATAAATATGAAAAACTATCTGTTAAAATAAACGAACAAATTGATACTTTAGAAAGCTGGGGGCAAGTATTAAAAAAGGCTTCTGAAGAAGGTATGGCTGAATATAGATCGCAAATGGTAAAATTCATATCTTCCAATAAAGAATTATCCGAAGAAATTCTCAAAAGCATAAATGAAAGACGTGCTGCGGGGGAAGAATTATATACAAGTTTTGAACATTTGCTATTTTCGGCAGGTAATGTAGAAGAAGCTTATAAAAAAATAGATGAAGCAATGAAACTCGCACAAGCAGACAGAATTTCTAATGATATAGATACTATTGCAAATTCGGCAAAACTACAAGTAGAAGAATTAGAAGCTTTGGAAAATAGACTATCTGTTCTTCAGAACCAAATAAAAGAAATTGATTGGATTTCGGGTTCTGCTATGATAGACAGGCTTACCGAACAAATAGAAAAGAAAAAAGAATCCCTAAGTGATTACGGGTTGGAAATGGCCCAGTTAGTTTTAGATGAAACTGAGCTTAGAAATCAAACCAAAGAATGGGGGATTGCCTTAATAAAGGGCATGGAAGAAAGTTTAGGCAGTGACGGATTGGCTTCCGCTTTAAAACAATTTGGTATCCTATGGGAACTGAATATGGAAGAAGCAGGGGCTAAAGGAATAACTGCCTTAGAAAAATATTTAGGGGAATTACCTGCGGCTATTAAGGCCATGGAATCTGAAATTCCTTTGCTTAAAATAGTTGATTATGAAAACCAAAAACAAGAATTGGCCAAGGAATTAGACGCTATGCGGTCGGCTCTTGTTAATTCCGATTTGTTTAAAGAAATGGGCGTATCCGCAGAAGAACTTAAAGAAATTTTTCAAAAATTGCGTAACGAAGGCATTGTAAAAATACTTGAAGGACTTGATGAAGTAGAAGAATCTGCAAAATATGCAAAAACTCCATTAGAAAAATTAAAAAAAGAAATTTCTGAATTAAGCAATGAATTTAGTACGGCAAAGTTTTCGAGCCCAAAGTTAGCAGAACCATTACAGAAATTCCTTATTGTCCTTAATGATGCAGGTGGCAC